GAACCACGAGGCGGCTGTGCCGTTCGTGCTGAGTACCTTACCTTCGTTGCCGGTCATCGACGGGACGATCAGTCCGGTCGGATCAAGCTCGAGCAGTCCGGTCAGATCGGCGTAGCGCGCCGGATCGTTCGGATCAACTGGAGCTGGGAGATTAGTGATGCGGTACCCGTTCATGTCGATGGACGTTTCCATCTGGTTCGGGCCGGTACCGTCGCGGCTGAACGTATTCTCGATAGCTTCCGCGATAGCGTCGTTGTTGGCGTTTATAGTCGCCGGAGCGGAGTAGCCAGACTGAATGTCTTGGAGAGTTACTTTAGCCACTTGAATCCTCTTAAAGAGAGAAGCCGAGGTAGAGTTCCCCCTACCCCGGCTGTTTGTGGCCTATTAGGCCGTCTGGACGAGCGGCTCTTCGTACGTCACCTGCAGACGAGCGTTGCCAGCGGTATACGCGGCAGCGTCGTACGAGGGGGCGATACGAACAGAGACCGACTGCACCTTCCCGATCTCCGCGCCGTCACAAGTGACGACGGTTCCGACCGACAAGCCGCCGCTGGCGATAGCGGAGTCAACTCCGTCATCGTCGAACGCAGCGCCTGTATCGAGGCGGAAGAGACCCAAGTCAAGCGCAGCTGCACCCGCAGAGGCGAAAGCCTCCGACACGTACAGCGTTGCCGAGGCGATGCGTGCGCCAGCCGGGATGATAACACCCCGCTGTTCAACACCCAACGTGGTGGGGTCATCCACAACGTCTTCACCACGGAACGTAAACTCGATCACCTTTTTGCCAAGGGCCGGGGCACCGAGCGAACTCGGGACCTCGTTCTCAGCCTTGCGGCGACCGAAATACACATCCAGACCATCAGCGTTGGTCCACTTAGCACGAGCAGCCATGTGTTTTCTCCTTTACGCGATCTGGTCGGACTTGTTGATGACGACCACGAGGTTCTCGGGGCGGTACACCTTCAGACTGTACCGGCCGGTGAGAATGTACTCCTCGCGCTGGTAGTCCTTGTTGTACTCCGATTCAACCTCGGGCTGTTGACGCCAAGCACCCATGAACGGGGACTCAACGGAGGTGCTGAAGAACACGTTACACACACCGCCAGACGCAATAGCCGTCGAGTCGATGGTTTCCGCGCCCGTCTGCGCCGCACCGGCAGCAGGCAGGTAGTTCGACGTATACAGGTCGATACCGTACACGTTACGAACGAACTTCATTCCGCTCATCATACCGTCATTGACGATACCTTCCCAACGCGGGTTCGCGTCGAGCGAGGTAAGGTTCGTGATGGTGCTCAGCTGGTACTCGAACGAGGGATCAACGATGCCGATGAACTGGCCGCCCACGTTCGCCTTCTTCAGCGAGTGGTTGACCTTGGCAAAGTCCTTGATCTCGATCACGCCGCTCGAACCCTTGGTCGTCCAGCGGTGGTATGCACCGTTGATCGTGTTGGTCGCGGCAGCGGTCTGGCCACCCGAAGCGCCCGCAGCCGCGAGGCCGAGGATGTCGGATTCCAGAACTTCCTGGAACGCGCGGGTCTGCTTCGGCACGAAGCTCGCCTCAAGGCGGGCCGCGTAGAAGGAGTCCTGACGCATCTTTTTGGTGATATACAAGCCGCTCGACTTGTAATTGAACGTGGTGAGCTGGAACTCTCCGGTATCCAGACTCTGGTAGCTGACCGGCGTATCTTCGACGTAATCGACGATAGTGGCTTCGCCCACAGAGGGGATAGTCAGAGCATGGCCATCAGGGAAGTCAACCCACTGAACGTAACCGGTAGAACCGAGTTCGTCCTTGAGGGCTTCCTTGATCTGCGCATCCCAGATCTCTCCACGGATCAGCGTATCGTGGCTGACAGTGGTAATAGACATTTTGCTTTATCCTTAGATTAGCAAGGGCATTGATTAGATCGTGTTGAACCGAGCACCAAGCGCCTTGTAGTCCCGGAAGTAATTCTGCTGGATCTCCGGAGACCAGAACTTCTTGCCGAGGGTCTTCTTCAGACCATCGTAGTAGCTCTTACCCCGTTCACCGGTAGCTTCGGGTAGCGAACCCTGCTTACCAGCCGGCAGATTTAGACCCGAGCCCGAGGGCTTGGCTTGTGGGATAAACAGTTCCCGGAACATCTTGGGGTTGCTGGATGCGATCTCGTTGAGAGCGTTACCAGACATGTCCAGTGTCACAACCCGCTTCTCTAGGTAAGCTTTGGCAGCTGCCGCGTCACCGTTGAAGTAGTTGAGGAGCGCAGCGTTCGAGGTGGCTTTGTTCGCCTCTCTGGTCGCCTTGCCCTGTTCGGCCTGCATCCCGTCCTTCACGAGCTTTTCGATATCCTCGCGGCTAAGACTTCCGGCACTTTCGGTCCCGGGCTTAGCGGCTGTGGCTTTCTCGATACGCTCAATCAGGGCTTGGACCGCTACACTATCGCCGGCCTTGCTGGCTTTCTCCAGATCGGATCTCATCGTGGCATTCTCGGTCTTGAGCTGCTCGATGAAGCGGTCTGATTCCAACTTGGCGGCAGCCAGTGCGGCTGCATCCTTAAACTTCTTGCCTTCGCCTACGAGTTCCGCTAGAGGGTCACTCTGGGGGTTGCCGAGGCCAGTAAGAAGATCAGTATTCGTGGTCATAGTGGTCAACCTTTATAAGTATAAACCTGTTTTGGTCAGTTGTCAAATTGCAGGAGCCGGTACACGTCTTTTAGGGCCTTACGGTACCCAGATTCAAACGCCCGCTCCCGCTCGTTGGCGTTTACATCGTATTCTACGCGGGTGGCTGCCTGAAACTTGGCCTCTACCACCGCCATGAGGCGCTTAAGGATCTTTTCCCCCTCTACCGCCTCCTTAATCACCACCCCGGGGGTGGATCCGTCAACTTTGGTCAGATCTGAGACGACCCCCTTAGGGGGTCGGGCCTCTTGCACGTTTTCGGTCAGCTCGGTCATACAACAGCCTCCTCGTCCTCAACCGGGGCCTCTTCCGGGACCTCGGCGTCCGCCTGAGCGAGCTGCTGGCCAGCCAGAGCGTCGTCCTGAACCGTGGACTGGGCTGCCTGAGACAGCTTGGCGAGGTTCGCCTGCTCCATGATCCGGATTCCCGGGACTACGGTGCCCTTCGGGAACTTCAACAGCTCCCCGAGCTGGTTTGCGATAGCCAATCCTGAGATGTTGGCGGCCACGACCTGGTCTGCGTAAGCCGGGCTGCTCAGGAACGCGTTGATGTTCTGGACTTGGGACGCTACCTCGGAGAAGTGGCGGGATCCCATCGGGACCAGCTTGCCGTTCGCCTTGATGTCCTCGGCCGTGACCGTCTGGAACTCCACCACGCCGATGTCCGTGTCTTGTACGGCGATCTGCTCAGTGGTGTCCATGTTGCGGCGTGCCGCCTCAAGCATGTCGTTCAGCAGCGGCTCGATGAACTGGGACTCGAAGTGGAACGTCTTGTTCTGGAATATACGGCCGGCGGCGTTCTCTAGGACCTGTACTTCGTATGCGGTCTTCTCACCCGGGGTCCGGATGCCCATCGCCTGTTTTGGCGCACCAGCCATCTCTTCCATCAGGTTGAGCAGGTTAGCGATCTCAAAGTTGGCGTTGAGAGCTACCGAGTCCGGACGGAGCAGCTCGACGCTGGACTTCTCGTCACCGAAGATACGAGCACCCGGACCCCACTCCCAATCCTCCACCGTACCACGCTGGTATACGACCGGATGGGCGATCTGGTCGAAGATGTCGGCTTTCAGGTTCTCAAGGTGGTCAACCCGGTACTGCATACCGACTAGGTTATCCAGCGGGCCCATGGCCATGAGGCTCTCTGGGCGAGGACGCCACCCGATATGCTTCTTGTTAGAGCGGCCGAGCCAGCTCTCATACGGAGCCTTGTACGCGATCTCGCGTCGGTCAACGACGAGGATCTTGTGGCCGGGGTACAGGGTACCAGTCTCCGGGTCGAACGCGTCGCCCTCGAACTCTAGGATGTCCACCATGGACCCCGAGAAGTAGTTGTTGAGGTTACCCAAGCCGTCTAGCGGGTAGCTGTCGAACTTCTTAAGGTCCGGCTGGCCGGCTTGGAAGTACGACCGGCGGATAGCCGTGGCCGAGTCGAACGCGGCTTGCGCCCACGACTGGCCGTCAAGCGCCATCTTCTTCAGATCACCGAGCGAGTACGTACGGCGGGTGATCTTGGCAGCTTCCTCAAACGTAGGGGCCGACAGATCGAACACGATGTCGTACGGGCTGATGCGCTGGAGCTTCGGACCGACGTAGATCTTGACCTTGGTCTTGTCCGGGAGCTCATGGAACCTGCGCTCGTGCTGTACCTCAGCGATGGCGTTGCCAAAGTCGATGTAGTCGAACACCAGCTTGGACACCTCGGCTCGGAAGTCCGAAGCGCGGAGCTTAGCCTTCATGTACGTGGTGATCGCGGTAGCCTTGGCCTTGGTAGCTGCGCTCTGGTCACCGGGGAGCCAGTCGAACCAGTCCTCGCGCGAGAACATGGCGGCCATATAGTTGGCGTGGAGGTTGTCTCGGATCTGACACAGCTTCGGGGTCGTGGTCTTGTTCTTCCACGGGAGGCTGTTGTTGGAGGTGGTCGAGGTGTCGCGTGCGAACACGTACTCACGGACTTCCTTCTTTTCCTCTTCCCACTTGGAACGGGCAGTCTTCCACTGCACGTAGCTGTTGCTGATCTGTGAAGCAAGCGCCGTCGGATTGGCGAACTTGCAGTACTCCATGCTCTTAGCCATTAGATTACTCCACCGAATCGGCCGTAACTGATGGCCTGTCGTGTACGTTCCTGTCTTCCGGTTTGACGGAGCGGGGCGCTCGCCATGCCGATAGCCGTAGCCAACGCGTCTTTGACGTCGTCGTGCTTCGGCTTGCTCTGCTTCAACTCATTCTCCAACTCGTCCATTGCGGAACCTTTGAAGTGCCAGATAGCTTGGCTCTCGTAGCGTGGGCGTAGGACGGCGTCGATGCGCTCCTCTTTCGATCCCATGGCGCGGGTTGGCGAGAACGCCTCGACCGACAACATGGCGCCGCTCTGGCGGATGTATGTCTTGCGCAGCTCCTCCACGATGATGGACTGGGCTGCTGTGGTCTCGCACTTGATGCGCCTGAACTTCCACTTGTCGTGGGCTTTCAGGATAGCGTCAGCGTACTCAGAGATCTTGTTGGTACGGAACCGGATCACATCTAGGACGTAGTAGTTGCCGGTGCCATCCGTCCCGACCACCGCGATGCACGAGTAGTCGGCCGTTGGCTTCAGCGAGTACGCGAAGTCCATGGCGGCGACTACTTCCAATCGAGCTTCCTTGAAGTACCATGTGTTGGACCGCAGCTCTAGGAACCGGCGGTCGTAGTACTGGAACAGGTTGGACGGGATCGACTCGTTGCCCGGGTCGTTCGGGTTGTTGTAGTACTGAGCGTAGAACTGAGTACGGTCTAGATACTGGGCTCGCTTGCGAGCAAGAATTGCGGAATTGAATCCGAACCACTTACCGTCACGGCGCTGTGTACGTGGCCACAGGAACTCGCCGGAGCCATCTCCTGAATCCTCCACCTCGCGCTGAAACACCTCGTACACGGCCTGCGCTGTGCTGACGACACCATCCTTGTCATAGGTGTCCTCGGTCATCTCCGTCAGGTCAGCGTATAGATCGGCTGGGTGATAACGCGTCCCAACCACAAGCTCTCGGGCCTCAGTGGTCTCAATGGAGGCAAGCAGAGAGTACTGGGTCTTGACGGCGTCTCGTCCTTCTTTTGTGTACGCGTTCTCTTGAACGACGCAGTCATCGAGTACGGCCAAGTTGCAGTGGAGCCCTGTGATAGAAGTATCAAGTCCGGCCCTGAACACGGTCGGGTCACGTATGCCCTCCGTCTTCCGGACCGGGTGGTCCACACTAAATTCGCTGTTTGTCCATCTCTCGCGATCACCTTCGGTCTCCGATACCATGTCCGGCCAGTAGCGCCTGTAAACTTTCGAGACTAGAATGTCTTTGATGAACTTCAGTTGCTTCTCGGCAAGGTTCGTCGTAGAGGACACATAGAGTACAGTGATTGATGGGTTGCGTGTAATCTCCCACGCTACGTAGTAGGCGGCCATTGCAGATTTCTGATGGTCTCGCGGCATCAACACCATGCGGTGTGACTTGGCGTCGTCTCGCGTCATCCATCTCAACAGCTCCTCATGGACCGGCCCGAGTACGCGGTGCGGCGCAATCAATCTCACAAACGTGAGTAGATCGGCCTCGGCCGCTTCGCGGATCTGGTCCTTAGTCGTCATCAAACAGAGCCTTGGTAGTTGTGCACTGTAAACACCAGTGTTCCGAGGTTGCCGCCTGTGCTTATGCGTCGGTACTGCAGTGTGATAACTGCGTCCTTCGGGCCAGGGAACGCGTCAAACTCTTCGTCGGAGTACGCTACGGTATTTAACAGTACTTCCCACCCACCAGCGTACGGTACCCATTCGCCGAATACGTCGGACCCGGTAACGTTATCCTCTTCTGCGGGTGTGTAGGTACCCGATGACATAACACGCGCCTCGAAGTCAGACACCTGTCCTACGTCCGTGCACCACTGGCCTATAACTATCTCGACGGAGCTAGTCGATCCTACCCAGTCTCCAGTAATGTCTACACCGTCTAGTACCAGCGTACCATCGTCGAATCCAGTCTCGTAGTGTATGGGCGTGGTGGAGGCGTATATGTTGCCGTCACCTGCCAACACAAATCCGGCCGAAGTAGTGCGTGGAGTACCGTCGGATATCTGCCAGTCGATGTCGTACGCTATCGAGTGCTCTTGTTCGACAATCGGGGTGTCGGGTTCGACTGCGTCGTTCGGCTCGCCCTCAACGATTGTACCGTTGCCGACTACCCCACCACTCAGGATGAGGTCGGCCTCCATTGTGTCGCCGGTTCGGAACGCGGCGTTCTCCACGGCAGCTTCGATGAGCTCGAAGTTGTCCTCAAGTGCGTCGAGGAATGCGTCCGGGTACAGATCCGGATTCGGAACGTGGACCGGTTCGTACTTCACTCCGGCAGTTCCTCGAACTCGACCTCTTCGCCGATCACGGCGTTGTCGAGGACGTACCCGTTCAGATCGAGGTCACCCTCTAGCTGGTTAGGCTCGGTGCCGTCCAGACTGAGCGTGTTCTCAAGGGCCGCGCTTATGCGGTCGAAGTTCTCGTTGAGAGCTCGGGCTACTTCCCGGCCGTTGTTCAGCGATCCAACCGAAACCAAAACTAGCTTAGGCACGAGTCTGCTCCAGTGTGTCGATGAACAAC